ACTGTTTATATTCATCTTTTTTCCATAATAAACATATGTCTAAATTTGGTCTGTACGAAGAATTAGAGCACCATTCAATAGATTTTGTTTTAATCCAATAATGTTTACAATTAAAGCAGTTATTACCCTTAAGTAAGTTTTTTGTTATCCTCTTATCTAAATCTCGGTACATAGAATTCACAAGTTCTATCCTCAGGAAGAGGCTTAATATAATAATTTATGTTATTAGCTTCTTTAATATCGTCATCCGCCCATGGGCGTCCACAAACATATTCAACTTCATCTAACAAAGACCTACGGATTTTACAGAATCTCCAGCATTCATCACAAATATGACCTCTTAACAATTGCTTAGTTATAAAATTAGGATCTTCTTTCTTTTTCTCTATAGCTTCTAATTCATCTAAAGCTGCAGTTGTTACATCATCTAGCATAATACATTCCTGGTTTCTTAATCACACCACTTATTACCCAGTACTCACAAGTATTTTCTTCTGGTCTACAAATTTTCGTAAAACACCAATCTGTTTTATCATGTCTTATCATCCATTTTCTAGCATAACAATTGTCACATGTTTCATTTCTTAGAAGCCTTTTCGTTAATTTTTTATCCATTTATAACCCTAGATATTAAATTAGAAGATGAAGGTACTATTATACCGTTAGGAACTGCTCTTGGACATCCAGAAGCAATATAATCATCAAGACTATTAAAGTAATTTCTCGATTTTTCCCACACAATACAAATATTATTTTCAGGCTTTTTCTTTCGATTTGTGCACCAACTAGTTCCTCGGTTTATATCTATTAATGAAAACTTACAAGTACAATTATTACAACTATAATCTTTAAGAAGTAATTTTGTTATTTTTTTGTCCATTGTTGTCCTCAAATGTTAAAACAAAATCATGTTTTACAGCTATTTCAAAAATCTCACTAAGTGATGATTGTATAGGTTGAACACTTACTATTTCTTCAGCAACCATACTTGGAGTAAAATCTAATCTTTTCCATGTAGTACAAACATTATTTCCGGATTCTTTTCTTTGGTTTTTACACCGACTATTTAACCAGTTTTGAAATAAAAATTTACAATTATTACAACTACAACTTTTGAGAAGTAATTTTGTTATTTTTTTCTTTTGTTGGTTTAATATAAAAGATTTCACCACTTGGTTCCCCTACTGGTTGAACCTGAATAAGTTCTTTTGCAATCAAATTTGGAAAAATATTTCTTCTGATCTTAAGGATTCCTGATAGAAAATCTCTTTTCCAATGTCCGCAACAATTTACTTTCGGGCAATACTTCCTGTTTGCACAGTATTGATTAGGATTTTCTACTAATGATTGTCGAAAATTACAATTACTACAAGAAGCTCCTCTAAGCAGAAGCTTGGTTATCTTTTTCTTTGAAGTAGACACAAGTTCCCTCTTTTGGTAATGGCTGATGATGTTTATGCACGGAAGAGTGAGTATGTAAGCTTTCGCTTAAGGGCTCTGGTCCACAATAGTATTCCCCATAAAACTTACATTTACATAACGTATCACAAACAATACACGTGCATCCTTTAAGTAAAAGTTTAGTTATTTCTTTAGACCCCGACATAGTACTCACAAATTCCTTCTTTCGGACATAATGATAAAATCGCTTCATTTATTTTTTCATAAATGATAGGATTAACAAGTCTGTTTGTTGAATAGCAAAGACCATTACTTGCATAATGACCACAAATATCACAAGACTTATTTTTAAGAAGATTTATAGTTATTTTTTTAGATTTCAATATAGTGCTCACAAATTCTTTCCTTTGGACATGGCAGATAATACCAAGCTCCTTCTTTCAAAGTCGATCTATAAGTTGAACGGCATTTATTGTTACCCTTATATTCATAACATGTATCACAACTTCTATTTTTAAGAAGATTTATAGTTATTTCTTTAGACTCATAAATAGTACTCACAGATTCTTTCCTTTGGACATGGTGGATAATACCATCCTGTTTCTGGATATTTATTTTTTACCGATCTACTTGTTGAATGACAACCGTCAGGACTTATGTATTCACAGCAAGTATCACAAGATTTATCCTTAAGCATATCAATGACTTCTTTTTTACTATACTCCATTCAACTTTAAATATGCGCACAAAAAAGCCCTCCGTGAAGAGGGCTAATTTAGTTTTAATTAAGTAATTGTTTGGTAAGCAGGATCTGCGAATGAACCAACGTTGCCATCAGCATCTACGCCAGCTACAATAACTGCTACATCACCAGCACCAAAAGCAATTGTAGTTCCAGCCGGATTCTTAGCTCCAGTAAATTCAACACCAGTTGTAAGAACTTCATACATAGTTTCAGATCCAGTTGAAGAAGTTAAATAAATTACTACATAAGCACTTGAGGTATCTGTGTCGGTCCACGTGACTGATCCATTACCACCAGTTGAATCTGCTACTGCTAAAGATGTAACAGGTCGGGGTCCGAGGGGTGCATCGGTATATATATGATCCCAGAATGTATTTTCTCCTGTATCTAATGCTTCTAACTGTACGGGGTCTACTTCAGTTAAATGTTTAGCTATTGGTCGGATCCTGTTAGGTGTAGTATCTTTTGTATATTGTGTAAGATCAATTGCCATTATAATTATTCCTCCATAAAGAGTTTTGTTTATCTTTCGATTAAAGCTTTTATTATGAGCTAGCTATTAAATCGATTTTAATTTTATATCTCTAATTTTTTTGCCTTCTTTCCAAATTGAATGAGCTACAAGTTCATCATTCTCCCACATTTTATATTCACCATCTCGTTTTCCCATTTTCCAAAAGGAATGTCCTCGAATTTTTCCATCCCAATTCCAAAATTTGTATTCACCTTCTTTTCTTCCGTTCTTCCAAAAAGAGTGTATTGCAATTTGTCCGTTAGCGAACCATTCTTTATATTCTCCTTCTTTCTTTTTACCAGAAAACCATATATAAAGTACGGAAGAACCTAATTTAATGAAAATATTTATTATTGTTTTATATTTGTAGTTCATTTTATTATTTTTACTTTTTTACTATTCTTATAAAGAGCATGCTTCATAAAAGTTCCGTTTTCTTTCCATTTCTTATACTCGCCATCTAACTTACCGCGCTTCCAAAAAGCTTGAGCTCTAAGTTGTCCGTTCTCATACCACACTTTATATTCGCCATCTATCTCGCCATTTTTATAAAAAGAATGTTCTTTTAATTGTCCATTCTTATGCCATACTTTATATTCTCCGTGTAAGTCACCGTCTTCCCAAAAAGAGTGCTTTGCAAGTTCTCCACTAGGGTACCAATACCTGAATTCACCCTCACCATTTTTACCAGAAAACCATATAGAAAAATCTAATTTAATAAAAATTCTAGTTATTATTCTATGTCTAAATTCCATTTACTATTCTCGCATTAACTCTCAAGTTCAATTGTAAATTTATATCCCTCTTTGGAATAACCAAATACACTCTTAATGACCATCTTCTCATCTACTGGATCATAACGATTATAAGATTCTGGCGTCCTTCTTCTTATAACGGCTTTTTTACCTTTTCTATAATGACTCATATCGTAAAGAAAAACATGATATTTCTTCATATGATTATCTTTCATACACGCACAAAAAAGCCGGATGGTTAGTCTGGCTGCACAAAAAAAGTGGCTCCCGAAAGAGAGCCACTTAAATAAATCATTATATTATAATGAATTAAGCACTTCCTGGTAAATCTGCTACTGAAATCATACCGTACAATAAATCTCCCAACGGGACTTGTATAAGTCCATATCTAGCCAAGAATCCCTTCCTTGGTGTGAAATCATCAGGACCATAGAGTGTAGGTGTAACTTGAGTAACGTAAGGTGCATAAACTACTCCAGCTCCAAATGGAGATGATGGGCTCTTGTGTCCCATAAGAATCTTATTTACTGGGAATAGAGGGTCTTTATAAACAGATACTGCTCCCCTCATATCACCGGCTTTAACGATTCCAAGTCCACCTTGCTGAGCTGCTGGTGCTGCCACAAATCCTTCTAGTACTTCTAAGTAAGAAGAAACCTTTGGAGATGTAATCATCCAGTTAGCAGGACCAATCTTAGACTTTCTGTAAATTTCATTACTTAACTCGGTAACAACTTGAACTAGATTTCTGTTTCTATCAAGGTAGTTGCCAGATGTGTTGTTTGCAACGTCTGAGTTCCAGTCTAGATATCTCCAAGAGGAGATAGGAACGATGTCCATGCAATATCTAACAATCTCTCTGTCAATTTCAGCAATCATTTCGTTAGATACAAGAGCGGTTAACTCTGCATCTGCGTTCAAACCATGGTAAGCCTTGAGGTCTTGCTCTGCTTCATTTGTCCAGCTAGCTTTTAACTTTCTAGATTTAACTGTAATTGGGAATTGAGAAATGCTGATTGCCATATCTGGAATAGCATCTGTTCCTTCTTGCTTGTAAGCATAGAAAGCTTCAATTTCATTACCTGTTAGGGTAACGTCTGTTCCATCTGTGCTGTTCTGATCTGTGAAAGCTACGCTGACCATTCTGTCTACTGTACCACCAGCATCATCATAAACTATATTAGCTGTAGCTAGTTTTCCAGTCATTGAATCATAACCAGCAGCAGCGGCTGTTAGAGCGCCAAAAACTGCGGTAGTTGCATTGCCGAATAGAGGTACACCAACTCCGCCGCGATCGGTTTCTTTGATGTGCCAGTAATTCTTACCGTCTCTTCCGTCATATTGAACTAGGAAAGTTGAAAAATTAGCTGGAGTACCTGTGTCAACTGCCTTGAATCGTAATTTAACTCTCTTTAGAAGAGCGTTAGTTGAATCGGTCCAGTCATCGCCGCCGATCCCATTAACCCATCCAAGTTCTGTTTGAAAATACTGAGACATTACAGTACCAGATCCTGGTACGTGTACAACAGTTGCTACCATTATTTCATCTGAAGAGTAGTAAGGGTTGTAGCCCTGTGCTACGTCAGATGGATTTTCTGAGTACATACTGTATTCATCACCAGCTGTGGTACCAGACTTAGTGCTGGCAAACTCATATTTGAGATAGAAAATAACGCCAGTTGGTCCAGCTAGTGGCTGAACGGATACTAGATTATTAGCTACCAAATTAGGGAAAACTCTTCGTACGATAGGTAGAAGAATCTTTTGTATACCAACAACGTCGGAAGCAGTAGTAGAAGGTTCTTCAACGAGGTACTGTGCTTCATTCTCAAGTAGCATTGCGGTGGACTCTTTAAGGTAATCGTCTTCGATTCCTTTTAAGAAAGGTTTCCACTTGCTCATGATTTTATCGCGTTGTTCTTTTCTTAATCTGTTATAGTCGAAAAGCATCGATTTTCCTCCGTATAAAAAATGTTAATATATATTTTATTATTATTTGCTTATTCTTTAGGGACGCCTGCTAAATCAAGCAGTTCGTTAAGCTGTCCAGCGTAATCGGTAGACTCCCTCTCTTTTTTGTCGAAGTGAATTATAGGATTGATTTCGAGGTTTTCCTCCATATCATCTTCGTCTTCGTCCTCATCTTCGTCCTCATCTTCGTCATCGTCTTTTTTCTTTTTCTTCTTCTTTTTCTTCTTACCTTTGTCGTCTTCGTCATCGATGTCAAAATCTATGTCGTCGTCGTCATTGGTTTCTTCTATATCATAATCTATTTCGTCCTTGTCTTTATCTTCATCTTCATCTTCATCATCGGATTTCTTCTTCTTCTTTTTTTTCTTTTTCTTTCCGTTTTCATCTTCTTCATCTTCATCTTCATCTTCATCTTTGTCTTCATCTTCATCTTCATCTTCGTCGTCGGCTTCTTTTACTAAGTTCTTTAGTTTGGAATATTTTTCAACAACTTCTTCTTCAGTAGTTGCTTCTCCAACAAAAGCTTCAACAGCTTCTGCTACGACTGGAGAAAGACTAGAAGTGATTTCTTTTAGTTTGAGCTTAGCTTTGAGTTTATCGTTCTCATCCTCTCTTTCCTCAATCATCTGAAGGGCTTTCTGTAGCTCATCTACATAACCCTTTGTGACAGTCTCGTCCATGAGTGGAAATATTACGCTCTTGATTTCTTCAAGAGCTAAAATTCTAGGATCATTAAGAACATCCTTTCTAGCTTCAACTTTAAGCTCATCGTACATTTCCTTGAGAGCAGAAGTAAATCTCTTTACCATAACTTTCTGCATCTTAGATTTGATTTCTTCGACTAGCTTTACCTGCTCCTGCTTGAAAGATTCTTTTTCTTCCTCATTCTCTCTGAGTTTTACATCATACTCAGTTTGGATCTCGGTTTTAACTTCGCCAGCAAGCTTGTCTTTTGTTTTTTGTTTCCAATTATTTAATTCTTCATTAAAGGCCTTAATTTGCTTGTCATTAAGTTCAATATCTGCCAATAGATTGGTGGCCATGAAACTAACCTCCTAGTCTTCTAAGTTTTCGTTTAAAATTTTCGAAAAAGACTTAGTGTCTTTTTCTTCTTTATACCAACCTTCAGTCTCGTAATCTTGTTCCTCATATACTGCTGAAGGATAAGCATTAGGTGTTGATGGGTCCGATACAATATCAAATGTAATTAATTTGAAATCATCTTGTACTTCATTAACATCGCCAGACTCTTTTGTAGTCCCAAACCCTCTAGATGAAATTCCTAACGGTATTTTTCGGCTAATTAGAGAAGCTAATATTCTTCCTTTTGGAGTACCGCCATCTTCGTCGGGTCCATCAAATATTTCTACTTTTCCTATAACCTTACCATCAGGCTCTATCATAAGTTCTGTTATACAGTGTGAAACTTTATCTAAATGAACCTTACCTTCTGTTGGATGATCTAACTCACCTAACATTTTTCTTTTTTCTACTTTTTCTCTATTCTTCTGAATCTCTCTTTCAAGAATAGTTGCTGGATAAACTCTTCCGTTACCGTTTCTGATACCAGCATGTTGAAAAAGACCGTGAAGATAAATCTTCTTTCTGCCATCTTTTTCATCTTGTTCAGAGACGACATTATATGAAAAGTCTTGAAACTCAGTTAATAATTTGTTTTGAGCCATTTAACTTACCTTTTCCACATGAGATAAGATTTTTTCGATGAGTTCACTAAACAAATTTCTGTAAGGTCTTAATTTTGGTGCAATCTGTATTTTAGGACTTCGTTTATTTCTGTACCATACGTAAATATAGTTCTCATGAATCTGGATTTTGAATTTACTTCCAGTCTTAAAGTCTTTTTCCCACTCATCATGGAGTTCTTCTTCAGGCTCATCATCATCTTCTTTTGGTTCTTCGTCATCTTTATTATCTCGAGCTTTTCTGACATCTGAAATTTTTGGTATTTCAACTTTGTCTTCGTCGCCCTCTTCATCATCTTGTTCTTCAAGAGGAACTTGAGCGAGCTCCAGCATTTCTTCTAAAATGACACTATACTTATCTTTTTGAGCCATAGATTATTCCTCCTCGGAATCTTTCTCTTCTTGGGCTTGCTTATAAATTGAATTCAAGAAATCTAAAATCTCTTTAAGCTTACCCTCTCCAATAGAACCGACTTTGGCATCTTCCAAGGCAGAAATAAAGGAGTTAATATATTTTGCTTCCATTGTTTTTTCTTCAAGATTGTCTTTGATTTTATTCATAACCTTGAGGATTTTGTTAATAGAATCTTCATCGATTGTTGTCTCTTTTTCATCTGGTTTTTTCTCTTCTGGTTCTTTCTTCTCTTCTGGCTCTTCTAATTCTTTATCGGCAGCCTCAATATCTTCTTCTCCCTCACCAGCTTCTTCATCAAGGCTATTTCGTTCGATGAATTCTTTTCTAATCTGCTTTGATTCTTCTAAGTTGTAGTATTCATTAAAAAGCTCTACTAAAGAATCGGATTTCTTAGATTCACCGATCATAAGAGCTGTCTTAAGAATTAGATCATCTAATTCTGTTTCTTCGAGAACTAAAATCTCAACGTGCTGATTAACAAAATCGTCCAGAAGCTTCTTAGCATCTTCAGATTCTGCCATCTCTGTAATAAGTTTTTTAAGGTCTTCTTTGAAAGATTCTGAGGTCCACATGTTCTTTACTTTCTTTTTGACATTACTAATTCGAGTTTTGCATTTCTTTTTCTCAGAAAGGTTGATGACCTTATTTGATTCTTCTTCGAAAAGAGCAATTGACATAGATGTTTTGAAATCGATTGAAGTAATGCTACCTTGTATTGGGGTATCTTCACCAATTTTTAAATACATAGCTTTGATTTTAGAATCTTCCATAATATCAAATATATCATCAGATACCAGTTTTCGAGTCTTTCTTACTTCTCTCAATGCTTTAATTCTTGAATTTGATTCTACAATTGATTTCTTTTCGATTGCTGTCTTGTTAATAAGTGATTTGACTGGTTCATTTGAATGCTTAAGTTTAAAAGCCTCAACCAGATCTCTAGCAGTAATTTCTTCTTGAATTTTTGGATCAAAGAACTTTCCAGAAACCTCTTCTAATCTTGTGTCATTATCTGGTACTAATTGAATAGATTCCCAATTACTAAGAAATAGAGCTTTGTTTTCTATTTTGTAATCTACAATATGGAATTTTTCTTTGTCCTCATCAAGAATTACTAGCTTATCATCGAATACAAGAGCAACAGCAGCATTTTCAGATTCAGCAATTTTATTCTTGATCAAACTGACCATTCTATCATTGCTGAAATTAGATAGTTGTGCTACTTGACTGTATTTTAAATTCATAGAAATGTCCTCCTAGCTTGTGAGCATTTCTTTCTTGTGGTTATTATTATTTTGTCTTCTAATGAGCCCTTTAAGCTCACCATGTAAGAAGAGATTGTCGAAATTATTTTCGTACATTCTTCTCCCAATCTTCTGGATAGGTTTATCTTTAGTTATCTTCTCTGTTTCTCTGTATTCCTTCACGAATTTTATTAATTGCTTAATGTCTTTCTCGTTTTCAACTAAGAAGTCTTCACTAGCTATTTTCATGATTTGTGCAGCGGCTAATTCAGCTGCTCCGCCTGCTTCAGCTGGAGTTTCTTCTGGTGGAGGTCCAGCTTCTGCGCCAGCTTCTAATCCAGCTTCAGGTCCTGCTTCTAGTCCTGCTTCTACTCCACCTAATTCCCCACCTGGTATGCCACCTGGTGCACCGCCTGGTACCATGCCACCTCCGAGTTCACCAGCAGCACCACCTTCTGCGGCTGCTGTTGCTTCTGCTTTCTCAGCTTGTTCTCTCTGTTGCATAAGTTTAATGTCCGAAATTTCTTGATTTGTAAATTTAAGAATATTCTTATATAGCCATTCTTTAGGTAAGAATAAGTTGCCTTGCTCATCTGCCAAAGCCATAGCTGTTTGGATAGTATTAAGTTTGTTTGTAAAAGTTTCTAGTTCTTGGATTTCATAAATTTTTGAAGGGGGAGTTAACAATAATTGAAATGCGTGCATATCTTCGATTGTAAATCTTTTGAATGCTAACTCAATGATTGATAATTTTTCTAATCCTTTTATGATTTGTTTTTGTATTCTTTCAATTGTTTTTGCAAATCTAATATCCATAGCGGATAAAGAAGTTCTAGCAACATCCCCCGTAAGCTCGCCTGTCATATATGCATAAGGTATTCTCATTGTTCTAAGAATCTTTTCTTTGAAATATCTTACATCATCAATCTCGCCTAATTGTTGACCACCTGGAAGGTAATCAATTGTGATTCCAGATCCATCTGGTCTGCGAGGTAAAAAGAAGTCATCATTTATTGATAATGGATTTGCATTATATGCTATTTCACCAGTAACCGGATCTACCCAAGGAGTTTTTCGATATCTAGATTTGATATCTTCTACTCTTTTCATTGCTTCTCTATATGGTAAATTCCCTACTGGAATGCCAAAGACTCTTCTCTCTGGGGCTCTTGAAATTCTATAGATTAACATAGCATCTTCAATAAGTTTCATTTGCTTGAATGTTAATCTGCCATACTCCATAACAGATTTTCCATAAGGTTCAAACTCTTTATCATCTAATTTAAAATGTACCATCTGCCATGGTTTTAAATGGAATTCTGTTGCTTCTGCAGCACTGTAAAAAGTTGCAGATGTAGGAGTCCTAGAATCTGGTGTGACTTTTACTACAAATTCAATTAAGTTGCCATCTTTTTCTACTCGTACTACAAATTGAGGAGGAACAAATCTTATATACTTGATTTTTTTAGGATTTTTATAATTATCGGGAATTACTTCATAAAAAGCATCGCCATATTTACAAGTGTTATATACAACATGCCAAAGCATAGAGTTCATGTCTAGCGATTTGAACCAGAGATCGTGCAATGTATCTTGTATGTCCTGATCATCTGATTGTACTTCAACTACTCTATCTTCATTATTATATAACGATGAGTCGTCTGAATAGAGCTCAAGGCCACCACTGAGTTCGGGAACATAACACATTTGCTCATATTCTCTATATCTCTGCAGCCTACCCTGATCAATAATAGTAAGACTTTCAATCGACGTCCTATAAGAACCATAAGCATAAGTAGCATCTTGATTCTTATCGGTAAGAGTGATTAAGTCTTTTATTTTTGTAATATTAATTTTGTTGAAGTACTGCTGTATTATCTCAGATCGTTTTTGAATCTCTTTGTCTCTACCTGCCATTTACTATTCCCGATCGCTTCAAGTTAAGATTTCAGTTTTAATCTCAAACCAGAAATCCTTTGGTAAATTTAGAAGATCTTCTAATTCAACTATTGAATATCCCTTCCATATGAAATTTCTAGCCATTGCGTGTATTTTGGCAACTAAATCATTATTAATCTTCTGGAAATCATAATAAGGTTCGCTGTCTTTATTAATAGCATAGCCAGTTATATACATGTAAGGAACTAAAGTTATTCTTTTGTGCCGATTGTATTTTATTACGAGGAGCGGCACCTTCTTGATGAACTTAGCATCTTCTCCAACTTGGTTGATCCATTCATTCCATTTAGATTTATCAGAAAATAAACCCCAAAAGTTAACTTCTTCATAAAATTTGTGTTCAATCACAAAGTTAAAATTAGAAGGAGCCGCTATGTCAGAAGTATAAGCTTCTTTCATTTCGAAATTTTCATTTGCGGCCCTATTCTTTCCACCAGTTATAGCACCAGAAAATGGAACTCTTTTAAATTTACCCTCGCCAAATTTAGCATTTAGAATATGTACGAGCTCATTTTCTCCTCTTTTGCCTTTTTGTTTACTATTCATATTACTCACCTTTGAAATTATATTATTTTACAAGAATCTTTTCTAATTGCTCTTCAATAACTTGATTTGCACCAAAGATGTTTTCAGACATCCAGTATGCAAATTTTATAGTTTCTTCTTGGTTTAGTGACTTTACTACTTCTTGAATATCTTTATATTTAGTAAGCTTGACTTGTCTGTTCAATTCATTTTTAATTAGATCAGAGCTTTCATATACTCGTTTAATAAGAAGCTTTAAATTCACTTCTGTGAGATTTCCTATATAGTTAGAAGTTTCTTCGTTGAGAGAGTAATTCAATTCTTTGAAAAAGTCATGTAATGTCATGCCCATAATTTTTCTCCTGTATGAGAGTATGTTCAAATTTATCTTTCGTTATGCTTCGAAATCATTATATATAGCTCGAATCAGTCTCCGTTTCCCATTGTTCATTATTAATTCTCCTTCTAAAGCTTTCAACATTTTATCTTCACTCCACGGAGCACGAACATTAAAGTCTAATACGATTTTAAATACAATGGCTTCCGGAGAATCTTTTGTCGGGTAGTAAAATTTGCAGGCCCACCAAGTGACTTTTCTATAGACACCAGTTATACTTGAACAATGTATCTGAAGATCGCCAAATGATAAATAATATCTTTTTTGCTTATCTGAAGCATCTTCTCTTTTGATTATATCTTTCTTATTGAAAATCATATATAGCTCGAATTAGTTTTTGTTTACCATCTTCCTGTAAAGATTTATCTAAAGCTTTTAACATTTTGTCTTTAATAAAAGGGCTTTTTACTTCAAATTCTATTATAGAATTATATCGTTTGCCGGGTTCAATTACTTTTTTAACATAGAAAAGTTTACACTCCCATGAGTCTATGTTTCTTTTAAAACTTTGATCTTCACATTTAAGATAAAAAGCATTTCCTAATGTAGTAAATCCTCTATAATCTTTCATTGTATTTTTTTCTATTAAATCTTTCGTTTTGAAAATCATTTTTGGCACCCAAAAGAAGCTTTTATCATTTTGTGTTTCCTTTTTTCATTAAGAAAATTATCTAACGATTGTAATATTTCATCTGTACCAAACTTGTTACTTGCAGAATATAAAATACCAATTACTTCATCCTTCATATACATTGTGCAACACCAATAGTGTCCTTTGTCTGGAGTTGCTTTTTCGCAAATAATAGTAAACACTTTGTTTAATATGCTTATTTTCTTAAGAGGATCTTTACCCCCAATCTCAATTATTTTTAGATCATGTTTTTTAAAAATCATCTAACTATTTCCTTATAAAAATCCCATTCTATACCATATGATTCTTGTACGGCTTTTTTCGCAGATTCTTCTCTAAGATAATCTGTTTCTTCTTTTAATTCTTCTTCTTTATCTTTTTCCATACCAACTGTTTGAGTAGATGTAGCAAATCCTAATAATTTAGTATGATCGTTTCCATATTTTGCTAAGTAAGATAAAAACAAAAGAGGAAGAACTAAGTCATCATTATATCCCCTACTAGCAACTGGTTTTCCATTATGCCAAATGTATACTTTAAGCTCATCTAGTGTTCGTTTACCATAAATTTTAATGATGTCATTTTCTATATTATACATAAATTCGTCTAACATAAGCTTTTTGTTGTATGGTCCCGTGTGCAGACCTCGATAAGCTTTACCCTTAAACTCATAAAAAACATTTTGATATGGTTCTGTATCGTGTAAATAGACTTCATTGAATACCGACATACCCTGATTTGTTTCTATAACAACATAAGCAAAGTTGTAATATTTAGCAACTTTCTTTATGTTGGTACCGAATGCTTTTGTGTCTATCATTCTTTTATATTCAGCAACTTGTTCTAGAGTGTCATCTCTGAATATTTGCATTGTGTTATAATCTTGACCAGCCCCGGATGATACATCACTGAACATGCTGTATGTTATATCATCAACTGGTCCTTGATAAATTTCTAAACCTTTCATTTCTTCATGTAGAAGTTCATTTGAAACAATGGGCTCTCTTATCATTTTCTCTATTCTTTCAAGTGCGCCGACGCTGATTACAGTATTGCCAGAACCAAGGAATCTAGAAAGAATTTCTTGATTGAATTTTCTTACATCGTTCATTGCATCGAACATTTGTTTCAACCATGGCTTTTCTTTTTTAGGCCCGTTGTAGTTTAATGCTTCTTCTTCTTTCTTTTTAATAAAAGCATCAATAAGAAGTTTCCAATATATACCCTTGCCGCTTTTTAATATATCTATAGTGAGCTCTTTTTTGATTGTTTGTACTTCAGTAATTCCCAAATCGTTTTCTAAATAAACAACATCATGATTATCAATTCTATCAAGCCAAGGGTTACTTCGTCCTGGAAATTTCCACCATGGAATATAAAGTGGAAAAAATTCGCTATTATCATCTTCTGCTTTAGTCCACATTTGATGATAAAAATTTCCGACCCCATTAGATGTAGAGATTATAAAACATTGTCCGTCTGAATTTGATAATGCAGGTAATACAGCAGACCAGATCTCATCTGCATAAGGCATAAATGCAGCTTCATCTAGTATCACTAAAGAAGCTGTTGAACCACGACCTGCATCTGGTGATTGAGATCTTACTTCTAACCGGGAGTTATTCACAAGCTTGAGAGTAGTCATATTTTGACCATCTCTAGTAGGTTTAGATTTAAGAAATGTCGGTAACCTATCGTAAGTTACCATAGCTTTTTCTTTAAATTCCTGAGCGTCTTTTCTTATTTTAGAAATTACTATGACAAGCTGTGCTATATTAAAATTAATTTTCCAAAGAGCATATATACCAGAGATAACAGAAGCCCCAACTTGTCGAGATTTTCTAAATATGACAAATCTATTATTTTCTAATGCTGGTAAGATTAATTTTTTCTGGAAAGGGAGTGCTTTGAATTTGAAGATTCTCTTGTTTTTTACATCGAGAATTTGTCCGTAATTATCTGCAAAATATAAAAAGTGTTTTTTACAAAGATAAAATTCAGTGAGTGGATCTACTAATTCAATTGTTCCATCATTATATGTAGTCTCAATGAATTCTCCAGACCATTTATTTTTTGATTTCTTTATTTCATCAACGTTCTCTTGCAACTCGAATTGATCAATCTTTTCTTGGAGTCGTTTAAGTACATATTGTTCTTCTTTTATCATTTTTTATACGACAAACTCCATTTACACTCATTTGGGGGTAAATTGCTAAATACGTCGTGACCAAGTTTAGGATCCCAAATTTTACCGTTTTTCCAAATACCGCCAATCCAAATACCACTTTTCCATGTACCGTTTTCCCAAGTGCCGTCTAACCAATAGCCATTTTCCCATACACCATTTTCCCAAGTACCACCAG